ATGGCTTCTTTGATGCGGTAGGTGAACGTGGTCTAAAAGTTTACGAAAAAGATTTAGGCATCAAAGGTGATGGCTCAATCGAACAACGCAGAGCCATAGTACAAATGTTATGGAATAATAACGGCAAGTGTACGCTGGATAGAATTAGGGCAATCGTTAAAACGTTCGTTCTTGATGATGTAGATGTTCAGTTTGAAGATGGTGTATTGAAGTTAGAGTTTAACAACTCATCCTTTGTATATGCTATACCACAAATTAGAAGTAACTTAACTGTAGTTAAACCTTCACATATTGGATTAAGTATTAATGATGTGCATAGCGTTGATACTGAATTATATGCTGGTAGCATTGTTACTACGTTTGAAACAACAACTATTAATCCTATGGTTGGATTTAATTCAACGCTAGAAGATGCATCTATAGTGGCTGGTGTGTATATCACTAAAGCTAATGTAATTAATCGTATTAATTGTTAAGGGGGTAAATAATGCCTAGTCAATACCCACAGAATGTGGTTACTAAAAATGGTTTGGCAATGATTGCTGAAAGTGTTGCTACACGTAAAAACTTAATATTTACACGTGTAGTAGTAGGTGACGGAGATGCTACAGGTCGAAATTTTAACGATATGACATCTGTAATTTCTCCTAAAATGGAATTACCAGTAACAAGTGGTGTAAATGAGGGGAACGGCCAATACTTAATTACGGCTACACTATCAAACAACACTTTAAATGTAGGCTTCTTCCCTAGAGAAGTTGGACTATATGCAAAAGTTGACGGTAAAACAGAAATGCTATATAGCTATACAAACGGCGGTAATAATGTAGGGTATGTTCCAGATAAGACTACACCGATTGATAGTGAAATCTATAAGATTAGAACTGTTATTGGTAATGCTAAAAATATTACTGTGAACATGTCTGATAGTACATTTGTTACTAAAGGTGAACTGGATAGATATGTTTCAATTACATCTGGTGGCTATTTCAAAGATGTAAACAAAACTAATGCTGGCATGTCATTCATTAAAGGTGATAATACATCTAAAATAATTGATTTTATTACATCTAATTACAATGATAGTGATACTAATAAAGTGCTTAATTTATCAACGCTAAAAAGTCTATTAGGGCAAGGTGCTATTGTAGCATCTAAACTAACTAACAATAGCGGATATGTAAAATTTGCTAATGGTTTCACTATCCAGTGGGGATTTGGTGGACAAGATAATGTAACGAAAACAGAGGTTACATTCCCTATTAGATTTACTACGTTGTTTATGGCTAATGCTATTGATGCATTCTGGTCTGGTTCAGATACTCCTAGGTACTTTGCAAATTCTGCCAACGAAAGCGGCAATACAAAAGCAGTATTTGTTGCAAGTGATAGATATGCAGCATCGTATTACTGGTTTGCACTAGGCATGGCATAAGGGAAGGGGAAAACACATGAACCAATATGTATTTGTATTAAATGAACAAGGTGAACGCATTACATCTTTTGTTGACAATATGATTAGCAAAGATGAATTACTAGATCATGCTAAAAAAGAATGGCCAGATGCAGCGGATTATATTTACTCTGCAGACGGCGATAGTATGCTAGATGAATTTATGGCTGGCAAGCTTTATGTAAATGGTGAGTTTGTAACACCGCAACCAAAAGAACCAACTAAGGCTGAACAAATTGCAGAAATTAAAAATTACTATGACAAACGATTTGAAACGCTGGAACAAATGGTGTTAAGACGTAGATTGATTAACGGCGATATTACCGACTTACAAGAACAATTCAAGAAGTTAAATCAAGAAATGGTATTAAAGATTAAGGCGGTGAAATAATGGAAGCGTTCGATATTAAAAGTGATGTTCCTGTTATGAAGTTTTGCGAATTTTGTTACGCAACGTTAAATGAAAATGGAACTTGCCCTACAGAGGGTTGTATTCATAATGATCTAATGGAATTGGACGAGGTGAATGAAGATGAAACTACCAGTCCTACACAACTTTAATGTCATTAAAGGGGAAGCAATCACTCTAAATGTTGGATATACAAATGCAGTAGATAGTGAAAGCCTATTCGCATGTGTTAGAAAATATCCGACTGATGAGGAGTACAAGGCAAAGTTTGATGTGGCAGTATCACAAGAGGGATTAGAAGGTGATGAGTTAAGTAAAATCATCTTATCATTGGATACCAACACATTGGACTATGGCAAGTACTATTGGGATTTATTCCTATGGAGTGGCGAAAAGCCTATTAAATGTCTGATAAAAGGTGAAATAACAATAGCTGAAGGCATCAGCAATAGGGGGAAATAATATGAGTGATGAAAATATTCATATAAAGTCTAATGATGATGATAAAATCATTGTCAAAGATAATACCCAAATTATTAAATTGCAAGGGCCGAAGGGTGAACCAGGAGAGCAAGGGCCTCCTGGCCCTCCAGGGCCTCCAGGCGAACCTGGTCGAAATGGTATTGACGGACTAAACGGAGAACAAGGGTTACAGGGTATTCAAGGCCCACCTGGTAAAGACGGAAAGCCTTTTACTTATGATATGTTCACACAAGAACAATTAGAGAATTTAAAAGGCCCTAGAGGTGAACAAGGACCACCTGGCACTGGTGCTAATGTAGATTTATCGCCGTATGCAACTAAACAAGAAGCCGATAATCTGTATCTAAAAAAAGTAGATATAAGAAATTACCTCACTATGATAGGCGACCCTAAGTACGCACTAAAAACAGAGCTAAGTGATTATTTGTCTAAAACAGATGCCAACAATAATTATGCTCAAAAAGGCTGGGCAACTCAAACATTTGCATATAAGAATGATTTGGGCACTTTTGTTAAGAAAAACGAGATTGCCCAATATGCATTAACACCTGGCGATGCTTCTAGTCGTTACGTTAATAAAATCGAAGGACAATCATTCGCTCAAAAATCTGAATTAAGTGAGTATGTTAAGAAAGCTGAAATTAATCAATATACATCAGCTTCAAACGTACAACTCACCCCTGAACAGATTGAAAAGTTAAAAGGACCTAAAGGTGAACCGTTTAAGTATTCTGATTTCACGCAAGACCAACTAAACGCACTTAAAGGACCAAAGGGTGATAAAGGCGAGCCGTTTAGATATTCTGATTTTACGGCAGAGCAATTACTAGCTTTAAAAGGACCTAAGGGAGACCCTGGAAGCGGTGGCGGACAAGTAACTTCACAACCAATCGAAATATATGAAGTCGTATGGGGAACGGCAATAGCAGGTGAGCGAGGTGCGGATAGAGGATATTTAGCATATGATCCACTTACAGGTTGGGGGTACTTGCATTTTGACTTTAAATTAACTGCCCCTTCTGGTAATGGCAACGTGGTCGCATCACTTCCACCAAATTCGCCAGTTGCTGTACGACTAATAGAAAAAAGCGTTAATGTAAATAACAATAGTGTTTATGTTGAGCGAAACAGTCGTATGATTAAGGCTTGGGGTGTACCAGCTAACACACGGTATATTATTGATATTATAGGTTATTGGAGGAAAGCATAAAGGGATGTGGACATGGCAATTCGAACTGAATGATATATTAACCACTCTTACAATTGTAGGTGTAGTTGCAGGTGCAGGATATAGATTGTTAATTATTCCGTTGTTACAACAATTAGACTCACAACGGATGCAAGATAATCTTATTTTTCAAGAAAAATGGGGTGTATTAACTGACACGCTAAAAGATTTGAAAGATGAAATTAAATTATCACGTGCAGAGCGTATTAAAGCTGAAAGCAAGCAAGTATTACTATCTGCAAAAGTTGAAGCATTAGAAGTGCGTGTTGAGGATATAAAGGGGGAATTACATGAACATACCTCCAAAGCTCATTAATTCAATTAAAAAAACATACAATTCTATAAAGATAGCCAATATTCATCCAACAGGGATGTGGGCAACAAGGGCGCTAGTACTAACAATGCTAGTGCCTATTTTATTGGTAGTAGCAGAATATGTAATGGTATTCAGTCAAGGATATGTTTCAGATGATATGAATAAATTGATTAATGTAGGCATTAATATCATAGATCATATATTCATACCTTCTGTTCTAACTGCACTTGTAGGCTTCCTTGCATTGTGGATTGACAAGGACGGAAACGGCATACCAGATAAATTAGAGGAACAACCAAAAATACCACCATTACCAAATATTACAGAAAGGAGTGATAAAAAGTGAGAAAAGGGTTTGATATTTCATCATGGCAAGAGGATTATAACGGTAATCCATATTTTAATCTTGAACGAATGGAGCAAGCCAAAGCAGAAGGCAATGAATTTGTCATTATTAAGCTAGGTGAAGCGTATAATGTGGATGAATATTTTGAAGAACATATGACTGCAGCATTAGAAGCAGGATTGGAAGTAGGTGTGTATTACTTTAGCCATGCATATACAGAAGCCACAGCAGTACAAGAAGCAGAATGGGTAATCAATACATTAAATGCATATGGGTATACTGATTGGCATCTACAAGCTGGTATTTGGTATGACTATGAAGAACACACTCAATTACGTGCATATATTAATGCTGGCGCACTTACATCTCAAGATATGACTAATTGCATGAGTAGATTTGTAAATAGATTATGGCAAGCAGGATTTAATAATGTAGGCCTCTATAGTGGATATTCCTTATTGTGGGATGAAACATATGCATATAGTCAGATGCCAAGCGTTCCTGTATGGTGCGCACAATATGGCGCAACAGAATGTGATTATCCAGATGTTAAGATTTGGCAATACAGTGACAGTGGATATGTAGCAGGGGCAGAAGTAGATGTTAATTATATGTATTAGGGGGTAAATATGTATGAGAAAATCAAAACTACAATTAATGGTATTAACTATCGTTATGCTGTTATCGGTGTTATTGTGTTCATCTCTATCTTTTGCATCTGGTATATCTTCCACGAACCAAGAGGAAGCAACGATAACAATACCATTAACACAGTGGAACGAATTGAAGAGCAACAACGAGAAAGCCTTGAACTTAATCGAGACATCCAGCGTTCCATTGACAGAAGCACAAAACTTAGTAATGAAGCAAAAGAACGAATTGACAGAAGCACACAATACAATAACGAAATTGGAAAGCGAATTGATGAAAGCAAAACTTCAATCAATGAAGCAAGAGGTTACCTTGAACGAAATGCAAGCATCTTTGACAGAATTGAAAGGGCAAATAGAGAACGACAAGAAAACTATTAAACGATTACGGATGCAACGCAATTTATCTCAAGTATTAGGTGGCGGTGCAATTATAGGGGTGGCTTTTAAGCATTAAGGAAGTGATCCAAACTATCTCCTTACCATGCAAAGGTGGATGTATGGAATTTTTATATAAGAGGTATTGTAAGGGTTGCCCCTTATTTGCCCCTTTTTGAAATGTAGTGATTAGATAATATAGTAGTGGTGCGGAGCGTTGAGTATAAACCCTCAATCCGCAC